GATCTCGGGCAACACCAACACCGGAGTGTCCGTCGTCGCCGGGGCCGGTCACGCCTTCTCCGTGATCGGCAACTACATCGGCGCATCCGGCGGCTTCCCAGCGAACGCGAAGGCCGTCGATGTCGCAGCAGGGACCTACGCCGCCTACCAGATCTTCTCCAACCGAGGGTTGGCAGGCAACACCACCCCGGGCATTGACGACAAGGGCACGTCGTTGCTGCGCAACGTAGACAACAACCTCGGCGCGCTGATCACAGGTGGTATTGCCAGCATCGGCCAGGGCACCGTCACCAGCACGACCGTCGACACCCTCATGCTCTCGGGGCGTCTGCCCAGCAACGCCGCCGACGAGGGCGTTACCTTCCGGCTCCGCATCTTCGGTGCAACTGCCGCCTCGGGTAACCCGACGCTCAAGGTCCGCTTGGGTCCAGCAGGCACCACCACCGATGCGGTCTTGTCGACCATCGGACCGATCACGTCAGCGGCGGCAGCGGGTGTCAGCGCGGAGTTCTACGCCACCATCCGCACCATCGGCGCGTCCGGTACAGCCGTTGCGAACGGCATCGCTGTGGCGGGTGCGACCAACACCCAGAGCGCCGCCCCGGTGCAGGCGACCATCAACACCACTGCGCCCCTGTTCGTCACCCTGTGGGTGGCCATGAGTGCCTCCACCTTCACGGCACAGAACGGCACGGCTGAGGTAATCAAGTCGTGAGCCGCTTCGACGCCCGCTTCGAGTTGGCGAACATCTGGGACGGTATGGACCGCGATCTCCAGCGCGATGTTGGGCAGTCCATCCCCTGGTACGTCTACGACGCGGCTGCCACCACAGTGGACAGCATCTACGACGTCGGCGCATCCAGCGGTGGGCGTAAGTGGAAGAGCCCGGTGTATGTCCCGTGCCTGGGTGTCATCAACCTCGAAGACGATGAGAAGGTCAACGACCGAGGCCAGTACCTCATCGATACGGTGCGGGTCTCCATCAGCCCCGACGCATTGCGCTCCGCTGGGCTGCAGGACGTCGTGGACCGGCCCCACGAGCACGTCAACGACCGTGTCGTGTACGAGGGCATGGTCTTCGCAATCCACCAGGTGCGCGTCCGTGGAAACCTGCTGGGTGGTTACGCCGTCATTGGCGTGGACGCCTACCAGGTGAAGAACGAAGAACTTCGTAACGACGCGCAGTTCCAGAAGTGGACCTCCCTCGACAGTTGATGATCTTCAGGCGGACAGCGCGACCAAGATCCCGAAGACTCGGTCTTGCGCACCACCCCTGCTGCTTCACCTGCGATCTTCCCTGAGGAGTCATCATGTCGCTGTACGCGCGTGTCAACGACGCCTTCGCGAAGTCGGGTAGCAAGACCTCCGCGTCTCTCACAGCGGGTCTGCGAGAGGACGCCGCCAGGGCCGGGTGGCCTGCAGCCGAGACCAAGATGCTCAAGGTCACTTTCGGGGATGGAATCTTCACCGCCGTCTGTGTCGGTACGGCAGAGGACTGGGAGTACGGCACCCAGGACCGGGCTCCGATTCCGGTGGTGCGCAACTTCAACAACGAGTCTGCCCACGACGCCGATGCGGCCATGGCCACGCAGATGTCTCGCGAACTGAGTGACCTGCTGTGACCACCCCCGCCCCTCTACCGGACATCCAGTACGTCGATGGGCTGTTCGGTCCGGGTGCCTCCGGCTGGCTGATCGCACCCGGTGAAGAAGACTTCATCCTGGCCGAGGATGAGGCCCTTCGCAATCTCCTGAAGGGCATCACGGTCGCGGACGGCAACAACGCTGTGCGGCCTGTAGGAGTCTGGTTCGGGCAGCCCGACCCGGAGATCCGCACGCAGTCCTACCCCTACGTGACCATCGACCTTCTCAGCGTTATCGAGAATCGCGACCAAGTGATGACCGCCTACGGCCCGCTCGACACTGCCCACCGTTACTCGGTGCCGGAGACCGACTCGGTTGCCGTGCGTACGTTCTCGCCCACCCCCATGATCTTTACTTACCAGGTCTCCTCTTGGGCTCGTAACCCGCGCCATGACCGGCAGATCATGAGCAAGTACATGCACCGGGTTCTGCACCCCCGCTTCGCGCAGATCTCTGCATCCGACACTGCGCGCCGCCTGGTCGTCCTGAGTTTCACTAAGCGCGATACGACAGACGAGAATCAGAAGCGTCTGTTTCGCAACATCTGGACGGTCCAGGTAATCAGCGAGTTGTTCTATGCACCGCTTGACCTGATTCGTCGGGCATCGGCTGTCAGCATCAACGATGAGGCCGTTGTTCCGGTTGCTCCGGAGGAACTCAGCAAGATTTCTTTCGTTTACCCGCGCTAGTCATCAAGAGAGAAGCGATACATGCCTTCGTACAAGCGCCCTGGCGTTTACGTCGAGGAGGTGCTCAACGCCTCTACCTCGGGTGGCCTGGCGAACAGCGACTCGCTCGCTGCCTTCATCGGTGTTAGCAACCGGGGGCCGGTCGTGCCGACCCTCATCGCCAACTGGTCGGACTACACCCGCCTGTTCGGTGGGTTCAGCAACGGCGAGTTCCTGCCATTCTCGATGTTCCAGTTCTTCGCCAATGGCGGCTCGGGGGCCTACGTCTCGCGTGTCGTGAGTGCGACCGGTGCTGTCAAGGCCACGCGCATCCTCACCGACCGGGCCACGGTTCCGCTCTCGACCCTCAAGATCGACGCCGCGAACCCCGGTATCTGGGGCAACTCGCTTTTCATCGACATCGAGCAGTCTGCTGAGGCTGGTCGCTTCAACCTCATCGTCAAGTTCGGCAGCGTTGCCTCGGCTGACATCGTGGAGCGCTTCCCCGACTTGAGCATGCGCAAGGACGACAGCCGCTACGCGGTGACGCTGGTCAACAGCCTGTCCTCCTACGTCGTGCTGACCGACATGAACAGCCTGTCGGTTCACCCCCTCAGTGCTCCTTCGCTGCAGGCCGGAACGGTGCTGGCAACAGGCGCTGACGGAACGGTCCCTGGTGCGACTGACTTCCTGGCTGCGGTGGAGGCCCTCGACAACATCCACGACCCGCTGGTCTTGAACCTGGCTGGTGTCACCGATGCGGCCACCCTGAGCCAGGCCGTCTCCTACGCGGAGCAGCGCGGTTCGATCTTCGTCATCTGCGACCTGCCTCAGACCACGACCCCGACGCAGGCCATCGCGGCTGCCGGAGCACTCACGATCTCCTCCTACGGTGCCGCCTACTGGCCCTGGATCACCGTGAGCGACCCGAGCAAGAACACCCCCGGAGCCGTCAAGGCTGTCCCGCCGGGCGGTTCGCTGGTCGGTGCCTTCATGAAGAACGACCGCGACTTCGGTGTTCACAAGACTCCGGCAGGCGTGGGCGTCAACCTGGCCGGTCTGGTCGACGTCGCCACCAAGCCGACCGACTCGCAGTTGGACCTTCTCAACACGTCGAGCCCGCCGGTCAACGTCATCCGCAGGGTGCCCGGCTACGGCATCCGCGTCATGGGTGGCCGCACGCTGAAGCCTGGCCAGGCTGACAAGTACATCTCGGCCCGCCGCTCGCTGATCTACATCAAGGTGGGTCTGAAGAACCTGACCCAGTTTGCGATCTTCGAGCCGAACGACCAGACCCTCTGGGCCACGTTGGTGTCCGAGTGCACCTACTTCCTGCGTGAGTTCCACGCCCTGGGCGGGCTCAAGGGCTCGACGGCTGCGAGTTCGTTCTACGTCAAGAGCGACGGGGTGCTCAACGGCCCGCAGTCGGTCGCCAACGGCGAGGTCCGCGTCGAGGTCGGCGTCGCACTTCAGTTCCCCGCAGAGTTCGTCGTCATCCGCGTCGGCCAGTTCGAGGGCGGCTCGTCCGCTGTCGAGTCCTAAGAGAGAGTTCCCACACCATGGCAGATCCAGTGCTGAACATCACTGACCACCTCGCACACGGCTCGACGCGGGCGCTCGACACCGACCCGCTGAGGAACTTCAAGTTCCTGGTGCAGTTCTCTCACAAGGGTGTCGACGGCAAGCCGGTCGGGTTCACCCTCGGCTTCACGTCGGTCTCGGGCCTGTCGCTGACGACCGACTCGATCCCCTACCGCCAGGGTGGGTACAACACCACGGCTCAGCAGATTCCGGGCCAGACCTCCTTCACCCCGGTCACGTTCCAGCGCGGTGTCCTCATCGGCACCCGTCAGAACTGGGACTGGATGAAGCAGTTGTTCACGGTCAACCTCGGCAGCGCGGCGGGCATCGGCTCTTCGGCTTCCGTCTACCGTCCGTTCCGGGGCGACATCAAGATCTTCGTGCTGGAGCACCCCATCACCGATGGTGCCGCTCATAACTCGCCGTTCCGCGTGAACCTGAACAACGCGTGGCCGACGAGCATCTCCTACAGCGACCTGAACGCTGCCGACAACGCTTTCGTGGTCGAGCAGATGACCGTTGTTCACGAGGGCTTCGACGTAGGCTGGTAGTTCAGACGGAAGTGTTGGTCAACCCCTAAC